TGATGGAGCCTTGCTCTTTGCGACACTGCTTCAATCTACGGATGATTTCCAGGCGCTCTGCGCTATTTTTATCATAATTAGGTATCATTGCATACATTGTTGTTGATAAATTCGTTAGAAAGCCAATCTTTGGATTAAACCCTTTTAAATCATACTGATATAATTCATCTTCAACAATATCAACTTTGGGCGTTTTCTGTGTTTCATAATAAATCGGAAGTCCTCCGTAAGAATTTTCTACAATCTCTTTTTCGTTTGTTAAACATACAATATCGCCGTCAAAATCGGAATCGGCCATCAACATGCAATCTAATCCATGAACATTAAAAACGGCGCCAGTATTAATATAAGAAAACCACTCATCGATTTTTTTATTAGATACAATCTTTAAAGGATTTACCTCAGATCGCCATGTTAAAGGCGCTCTTAAAGATACTGCTTTATCCACATTATTATCTACATAATATGCATTATAATGTTCCCCCCTTTTTAATAATCCTTGAATTGGTAGATCAAACAAATATTCTAAAAATGCATAAGGATCTGCAATAGCAAATGTATAAAATCCATCTATTAATAATTTTCCAATATATGATTCTCTAATACGCCTATTTAATCGGGAAGCGATATGTTTTTGAATATAAGGATCTTCAATAAGCTTATTATTTAAAATAAGAGCTTTAGTAATTGTATCTCCAATACGATCAAAAAAATTTTCTTCTTCGATTTCTTCACTTTGGGCATTTTTTCCCAATAAATAAAGTAAAGTATAATCCAATTCGTTCTTCATAGTGTTATTAAAATATTCAACTGTTTTACTACAAAGATTTTCAATACTTTTTTTTGTATTTATATTCAAAACCTGCAAATATTGATAATTTGTAAAAGTGTAACGCGGATCTTCTTTAGGGCTATATCTACTCACCCACCATCCAATTCCATTTTTTTCACATTTTTCTATAAATTCACTAATTGAATCATAAGCTTCCGCCAACTTAAATTGAGATTTAGTCAAAATTACATCCATATCTTTAATATTAACACGATTACCATATATATCTTCAATATAATGCTGTTGAATTTGGGCAGCAAATTTTTCAAAATCAATAACCACCAATAGTCCTTTTATAAAACTACTTCTAATAATAAAAGCGGATGGCGTATAATCCAAACCTAAATCTTTTGCCCATTTTTTAGCTTGGCGTGGAGAGATAACCCCTTGCCCATCAAATAGATTGAATGTAATATCTTTTTCCTGGATACTTATTTTATCATCGCCGCTTTGATCTTCCTCAATAAATTCAACTGTCTCTTTTCGTACAACTTCGCAATCAGGAACAACCGTAAAGGATGGAAACGATACAGGAAGAGCAGTAGAAGAACTTAGGGCAAAATAGGCATTAAACTTAGAAGGATTTAATTTTATATTTTTCCTTCCATTATTTAAAACCTTTTTCAATTGCTTTTCGAATCTGGAATCAATAAATAGCACGTTATTGCGTCTCATTTGTCCTGCCGAACACATTAAACGTACAAATTTATGATTGTTGACAAATAAACCATTTTCAATTATTTCTTCATAATGTCTTGTGTCATCCACTATTAAAGAAATAATTTCTGGAACAAACAAAATTTCATCTATTTGTTTTTCAATTTGTCTCAATGCCAGTATATTATCTGAGTTTGATAGCGCAGATTTTAATTTTCTTTTCTTGTCAAACAGCTCATCAATTTCCTCTCTTGTATAATGCCTACCTTTAATTTCCTGCAAACTCTTTAGCATTTGAGATTCGCCTAAAGAAATTAATTCACCATTTTTTCGAGCCTGATGGGGTGTAATATTTAAGTTATAATCACTTTCCTTTAATCTTTCGGATGAAAATTTAAAAATATAATATTGTTGAATCTTTGTAGGTGTCAAATTATAAATTTGCTCCTTTTTAAAAAGAATCGTGGCATATGTTTAATTTTAGAATCTCTAGAAGAATACCCCCTATCAAATATATTTTAAACATTTAAAAATGATTATAAATATCAATTATCAAACAAATTCCGCAAAAAATCAGGATCCTGATAATAACTCATTTCCGTCCAATAAGAATCTTCTTGTTCTAATAAGTTATACATATTCAAAAAATGAATTTGTTGTTCAATTTTTTGAGATCTAGAAGAAGAATAATAAAAGGATGATTGCTTCATTTGTTCTTTTTTATCAAATAATTCCATTATCATCAATAAAAATTCTTCCCATGCAGTTGTTTCTTCTGCAAATCCGCATGATTTATCTGGACATACATCAATTTCTATCCCATCACATACACTACCGCTATCAATTATATCCCTCATACCAATAAATTCAACCTCCTTTCTATTTTCAAAAAATGTAAAGAGTTAACAACTCAATTTCCTAGCAATTTTTCAAGCCCAAGATAACAATCTAGTCCGGCATTCATTTATTCAATTCCTTGAACTTCCTCTGTGTTCTCAGATAGATGGAAACAATATTGGATCGGTTATGAATATCACGTATGTGGCTGATCATCCAATTAACCATCTAAATATCTCCATGCTCCATTATAATTTTTAGTATTATATTTTCTAATCATTTCTGCCTGTTTTTCTGTAAGTGCTGATATTTGTTTCATATTTGATAATGGAAAGTATATGATCTCCTTTTGGCGTAGCGGATATGTGTGTGTTCCCGTTATAGTATCAATTACAGTATCATTCTCAAGATTTTCTAATGCATTCCCATATACTTTTTTATTGGCAGCATCGACAAAAAACAAATATACTTTTAAATTATATTTATTCCGAATAAATTTATATTGATCATAACATCTTATATCAATTCCGGTATCGGGATAGTATTTTCTTGCCTCTTTTGTTTTAACTTCAGCAATAAATATTTTCTTTTTATCTCGTGAAGCGCATAAATTATCAAATGGATGAGCACCCTGAGTGATAGATTTGTAAACCACATAATCCTTATTAGATAAATAATCAATTACGAGCTGTTCGCCGATGTCACCTTTCTTTACGGTTTTGCGGTCGTGCCAGTCATCAAAATCTATTTGTGTCGTTTCCATATTGATCCCACCCCTCGCGCTGTTCCCTGCTAAAATAATCTAATTTATAACCAACGCATAAAGAATTTACCATTTCATAAAATTCATCCGGTTTTCTACTATGTTCCTTTAGCTTTCCATTGACAACCGTTGTTTGGTTGGTAAGATTTATTGTTGGCTTACCCTTCAACGCCATTATACAAAATTCGCTTTGTGATCTGATATGTGTTCCCAACCCCATTCTATCTTTTACCCATGTTATTATAGCAACATCACGAAATCCCCACGCGTCAATAATATCAAAAGAATAGCGCATAAATTTATGTGTAGTCCATAACCATAAAACACAATCATCAGAAGCTGGTAGGTTTATCGCCTTTATATCCTCTAAACTCATTTCGGGATAAGGATTTGCTGCTCTTCTTCCCTTTGGATCATATTTTGTACCGTAAGGCCAGGGTGGATCTACCACTATTACATCATAAGTATGTGTAGGTGGAGTAAAATCGTTTTCCTCAATCTCTTTTATCTGCTCTTGAATCTGTTGCTCTCTTTTAGCCTTCTTTATTGCCTTGATCGCTTCGCTAACTGCTATTTCCCCATTTTCAAGTTTGGGTATTAGATCAGGTGCTTCTTGTTTTATCTTTATAATATCCTCAACATCCTTCTTTGGAATGTTTGCTTTGCCAGATAATATAGCTTCCTTTAGGTCACTCCCAGCCTCTTGTTCAACTTTATCAATTGCTTTACTGAATTTCGCGTCGCGCTCAATAGTATTTTTAGAAACACCACATTGTTTGGCTATTATTTCAGAAGTTTTTAACTTATCCCCATTTTGGGGAGAAGTTAAATCCGTCCGCTTTCCTTGTTGTTTCATGATTTCATACAATTTCCCCCTATAATAGCTAGCTTCATTTGGTGTCAAGTTTCTGCGCCCGAGCTGGTTGTTTAATATCCACTCCTTAACTTCTTCGCGATTGGCAAGATCTTCTTTGTTTGTGGTTTTATATTCCAAATCATGCTTTTGGGCTATTTCAAGCCGATTGTAACCGTCTATCAATATCCCATTCCATAACATAAGCGGGTCGCGAACACCATCGCTCAATATACTTTCTTCGAGTTTTTTATATTCATCTTCACGCAACTTTCTGTTTATACTCTTAAATTCTTCATCAATTATTGGAATGTTCATTCTCATCTCTCAAACCATCTATAAATTTTATCAATTTTTCACACAACTCAAACTATTTTCTATACAATCTATATCTATCAAATTTCTTATATTATCCATTTTCCATTTCTGCTCCATTATTTTTCCTGCCCACGTATTTTGAATTATATAATATAAACTTTTCAGCATTGTAAATAATTTTACCATACATCTAAAATTAAGTCAAGCAATACAAAGATATTAGCAACAAAAAATAAATATTGCTTGCACTTTATATCATTATATGTTATAATTACGGATTAGAAAAAGATATAACTATTTTTGATTATAAGGAACTATAATTTTATATGATAAAACAATATATTTCGGATATTATCACAGATGAAGATGTACAAAACAAGTGGTCTCCAGGATCACGCATTTTAATCACTGCACAAACCGGCAGTGGAAAAAGTGAATTTATCAAAAATATTTTATATAAGCACTGTACAAACACAAGACAAAAGGTATTACTACTTTCAAATCGTATTCTTCTTAAAGAGCAAGTACAGGAAGATCTTAAAAATAAAAAAAATAGCGAGATTATTACAGTGCTTAATTATCAATATCTTGAAACTCGCATTCTTTCTGGGGGAGCATTAGCAGATTTATTTTCTCAATATAATTATATTGTATACGACGAAGCCCATTATATTTTTTCTGATTCTCAATTCAATCGTAATACAGATCTTCTTATACAACCTATTAAAACAACGCCTAAGGATAAAGTTTTTCTTTTTCTTACAGCTACCCCACAAGCCCTCTATGATTATCAAGCAGAATATGATTATGTGTATGAAGTACCCATCGATTATTCTTACATTGACAAACTATATTTTTTTAGTTCAGAGGATATTCCCGAATCCATCTTTCAAAATATTCCTTTTGATGAAAAGGGTATATATTTTAGTTCAAACGCCAAAGAGTCTCTGGAATTATCTCGAAAATTTACAAATGCATCATTTTTTTGTTCGGAAAGTAATTGGTTGGCTGATTTATCCGATAAACAAGTTCTTGATCAAATTGTCAAAAATGCAAAATTTAAGGATCAATTTTTATTTACTACAAAAGTACTTGATAATGGCATTAATTTAAAAGATCCTGATTTAAAACATATTGTATTAGATTTTACAGATATTATCACTCTTATCCAATGTTTAGGAAGAAAACGCATATTAAGTTCACAAGATAAGATCAATGTTTATATTCGAAGTTATCATGATGGAAATTTAAAATACATTTTACGGGGAATCAATAAGAAAATTGATTTGGTTAAAGAAAGACAATCCATGACGGAGGATGAATTTAAGGATAAATATAGAAAAAAGGATTTTGATGATGTTATCGATAATGATTTTAGAATCAATGAGGCAAAATATCAACATTATAAAACCCAAGCAAGGTTAATAAAACAAATGATATACCAACAAGAATATCGTGCAAAAGAACAGGGTGTTGATAAAAAAAATTTACCATTAAACAGTTATGAAAATTATATTCGTAATCTTTTACATATTGATAAAGAAAAAATTTTAAATGGCAATGAGGAATTTGAAAAAGTATCCTTAGAAACTTTATTGCGAAATAATGTTGGTAAAAAAATGTTTAAAAAGGAACAAAAGCAGTTCGTATATCAATTTTTTAATAAGGTATTTTCACCTAAAAAGACGGATTATAGGAAGAGAGGGATAAGATCAATTAGAGCTATTTTACAAGAAGATAGATTACCATATACTATCATATCTGATCGAGATTGGAGTAGCAAAAATCGTGGAAAAACATATTGGTATATAATTTATATAGAAAAGGATAAAAATGGCTAATAAAAAAAATAAAAATCAAAAATATGGTGGAGTTTATTGCATAGAAAATTTAATCAATGGTAAAAAATATGTTGGACATACTAATAATTTTTACCAAAGAGCACAGAATCATTTCTTTTCCCTACAAGGAGGATACCATCAAAATCAAGATTTGCAAAAGGATTTTAACCAATACGGCATAGAAAAATTTTTATTTTATCCATTAAAAACATGTTCCGGGAAAACTATGTTCTTAAAAGAAAACGAATATATAAAACGGTTTAACGCTGTAGAAAATGGATACAATAAAACTTATGGTGGAGAGATTGGAAAAACAGCTATTAAGAATTTGTCGCAACAGGAACAAGATGCTCTTGAAATTGTAAAACAAGATGATTTCAACATTAGGTTTAGCAAAGAGAAAAACGTGTTGCAAAATTTGTTAGCATTATATATCAATATAAAAATGTACAATAGTACAGAAAAACAAGATAGTTTCAAAAAAGAATTTTTTAATTGTATTTTTACACCCAAACAAACCGATTATAGAAAACATGGAATAAGATCAATTCAAGCTATTCTACGAGAAGATGAATTGCCATATACAATTGAATCTTTAAAAGAAAATAGAAGAATTAAAAATAGGGGTAAATATTATTGGATTATAAAAAATAAATAAAAGCCTTATGCAATAATCTTATGCCAAGAGTGTAAAATAGTCCTGACTCATGATAATACTATACGAAAACATCATGTTTTTATTCTCTTATCATTCATCATATTAATGCACGCTAAAGAACGTTTAATCATATTATAGGAGAAGGTTTGAAAATGTGCATAAAAAAATTATCATCTTACAAAATTTCTCCCCTTTATTTCGTGTAACCATAAACCTATTTTTTAACCAACACATCCAAAAAATGCTATCCAATTCCTTAAAATATATTGTATATTCTTAATTAATTAATATTGTATATACTTAATTAATTAATAAGAGTATCCTCTTAAAAAATTTTAAAAACAATAGTTTTTAAGATTTTTTTGTACTTAAAAGAAATACCTATCGGTATTTTTTTATATTTTGGGTACAAGATTAAATATATATTTAATGGAAAATATAATATAGATTTATATAGAGTAACCTCGAATACAACGTAATACGTTGTAAATACTTAAGTATTAATAGATGGAAACATTAATAAGAATTTTAAAAATTGTTATTTTTGTATTTTTATCGTGTAATTATATGTGAAACTTTTATCATTCCTTATTATAAAGATGATGCCAAAAAAATGATTAAAAATATAGGAGGATAAAGAATAAGGATGAGATATAATTATTGGTTATTTTAGGTATAAAATAGTGGATAAAGAATAGTTGAAATAGTGAGGATAGAAATAAATGAGTGATTGAGTGGAAGTAGGAGATAGGATAGAAAAAATAGGAAAAATTGAAGATTGGAAAATGTGTGTGACTCAACCAGCAATGTTTAAATTTTTTGATTTTTGGACTCGATAACTTGTAAAATAGGGGTATCAATTAGATAATCATTGATTGCTTGTGATTATTATAATATAATCGCAAGGTTAAGTAATCAATTTTTGATTTTTGATTTAAGGATTGATAACCTGGTTTAATAAGGATTAAAATTTTTTGTTGAGTGATTACGAAGTTTTTTGATGTTTAACACGGCAAAAATTTCTATCAGATTTTTTGATTAATTAATTTTTTTAATTTTCTA